AGTGGTCAAGAAACTGAAGCGCAGCAAGGGCGATCACTTGTGGGACTGCGAGATTCTCGCTCGCGCTCTCTCGAAGTTCATCGGAATCGCTCGAATCGACAGAGCAAGTATGCCAACAATGCTCGACGAAGCAGCGCCGAAGAAGAAGCGAGACGCATCAACTCGAAACAGAAGCGCGACAGGCTTCTGGTGATGAAAATGACACTTGAAAAGAAAGTGAATAAAAAGTGAAAATAGCTATTGACGACATCAGATCTGTCGTTCTTACTCTGTTATATCGAAGCGATTCACGCTTCGAATCTAACCTAAAAAAAACTACACGACATGACTACTACAAAATCTACAATCGACAGCGACTACAAGCTCCTCACTTATTCTAACGGCGTTGAATACATCGTTTATAATTCTGCCTCCTGGCTCGTCGGTGCAGACGATGAGATAGGTAACTCGCTTAAGAAAAAATACTTCCTAAAGAAAGCTACGCTCGAGCAACGCATCAAACAATGGTTCGAAAAACAGCGTTACGTCTCGACTCTAGGTCGCTCCTGCGGGAACGTAAAAAGCATAGCCGTTAAGCTCGGAGTAACTACTAACAAAATTTATTCTGTTCTGCGTAATTCAAACTGGTGCGATGCTAAGGAAAGCTATACATCTACTCGATATAACGACTGCAAAAGCTACTTCATCTATCGCTACAACGGATAATCAATTCTCTCACGGGGCAGAGCATCCTACACTCTAACTTTAATCTTCAAAACTACACGACATGACTACTACTTCTAAAATTAAAAAGCATCGCCTGGCAGGAGGCTTCGAGCCTTCAGCCTACACTTACGTCGATCAGTTCGATCATCGCCAGAACGAAGTTATGGATCCTCAGAGCGGCAGCTACGGCGAGGCTCACGATCCTATCGACGCAGGCTATAACGACGAACTCGAGTCGAACGGATACGACTGCGATCACTGCACTCACTGCGGATCGCGTCTCTCGAGCGGATCTCTCTATCGCCATACTAGCGGCGAGCTAATCGTAATCGGTAACATCTGCGTTAATCGCCTCGCCTTCTCGACTGCGGACGAGATCCAAAAGGCTCATCGCGAGAATCGCATCCAGCAGGGACTGCTTCGCGGAATCATGAAGGCGAGCTGGAGATGGCGTATCGTCGGAGAGTTCCTGCAGCAGAACGCAGAGAAGAGCGCGATCCTGGAGGATATGCTTAACAAGCTCGCGAAATACTTTTCCCTCTCTCGTCGTCAGATCGCTTTCGCTCGGAAGCTAGTCCGCCAGGCAGACGAGAAGAAGGCTCTCGCAGCAGAGCGCGAAGCGAAGCTCGTAGACGCTGCAGACTGGGAGGACGGTCGCTTCGAAGTCGAAGGGAGCATCCTTTCCCTCAAATGGAAAGACAACGACTTCGGAGGATCCTATAAGATGATCGTCGAACTCGCAGACGGACGACGCTGCTGGGGATCAGTTCCGAGCAAGCTAGGCGAGGCACAAGTCGGAGACGTCGTTCGCTTTAAAGCAACCTTCAGCAAGTCGAACGACGACTCGAAGTTCGCATTCTTTAAGAGACCTACGGTCTCTAAGTAGTAAACGTGTAAGTGTTAGATAGGTTAAGCCTGCTCGGAGTCGTGTCTGAGCAGGCTTTTTCGCGTCTAAAAAAAAGTTAATAAAAAGTGAAAATAGGCATTGACGACCTATATTCTGTAGTGCTTAATCTGTCATATCGAAGCGATTAACGCTTCGAATCTAACCTACAAAAAACTACACGACATGAAAACTACTACTACAAAATCAGAAAACTGGACTTCAGAAACAATCACTTTTAAAAGCAGCAAGACATCGATCGAGATGCTCGGCTATAAGTTCTCGATTGAGAAAGACGTAGAGGAAAGCAGCGACGAGCTAGGCTTCGAATGCTGGGACATCATCGAAAGCGGGAGCATCGCTTTTAGCGTCTCGAAATGGGACGACGATAAAGAATACATGGCGATCTGCGGAGACATCGTAAGAGACGCTCCTACAGTCGCAGAGGCTGCTGCGAAAATGATTTCGAACATCTACTAGAAAAAAAACTCGAAGCCTCCCTGCGAAAGCAGGGAGGCTTTTTTGTGTCTGCATATTGACAGCGAGTCTCTCTTTAATGGCAGCTACTACTACTACAGCGCAGCTTATCGCGATCCGCGACAAGATGCTTATCGCTATAAATAAACTAGCGGAGGACGGAATCACATCCTACAGCATAGGAGACCAGACTTTCTCCCTGGCTGACGTAGGCAGCTTAATCGACCAGGTCGAAAAGCTCGACAGACTGATCGCGCTTAAGGACCGAACCCTAGGAGCTAGAGGACAGAACAGAATATCGATCCGTAATTTTAATGGCTAATAAAACTAAAAAACCGAGCAGAGTATCCTTCGCGATTAAGCAATTCGTCCGAGCCTTCCAAGGCTATGACGCTGTCAGTAATACTCGATACAGAGCAACCAGGGGGAATACTCCCATCCGATCTGAGGAGGTCGAGCTTAATCAATACGATCGAGATCGACTGATCTCGACCTGCCTGGAGTTCCGTAGAAATAACCCTGTGGTCGCTTCTTTATCCAGGCTGCGCAAGGCAGACATCGTAGGCAGAGGAGTAATCCCGCAGCCTGCGACTGGAGACGACGAGACAGACTCTAGCATCCTGGAAGCCTGGACCAAGTTCGCAGAGTCTCCAGAGGCGACAGGGACTATGGATATGCGCGAGATGCAGCAGCAGATGATCGACTCGCTGCTGTTCTACGGAGACTGCGGTCTGATCGTAGGTAAGGACCAGGTTCAATTTATTGACGGCTCCAGGATAGGGAACCCTGGCGGCTCCGTTACATCTAACGAGGAGTCGAGCTTCCAGAACGGAGTAGAGATCGATAGGATCGGAAAGCCTGTCTCTTACTCTGTAGGTAATCGCGTATCTGGAACCCTAAGAGACATCCAGCTAATCCCAGCTCGAGACTTTATTCCATTCCTGCGCAGAGTCAGACCGACTCAGTATCGAGGCGTCCCAGAACTGGCTCCTGTTATTAACACTCTGCAGGACTGCGACGAATACGATCGAGTCGAAATGATGGCGGCTAAGGTAAGCGCGTCTCTAGCGGTCGCAGTAAAGCGAGAGAACTCTTACGAGTTCGAACTGCAGAATCGGATGGATGGCGGCGAGCAGGACGCTCTAGGTAATCTAGAGGAGTTCCAGCCTGGGCGTTTTCACTACCTAGAACCAGGAGAGGACATTAGCGTTATCGGAGCGAACGGTCGTCCGAACGTAGACGGGATCCAGTGGGTAAGCTATCTCCTGCGTAAAGTAGGGAGCGCAGTAGGAATCCCGCTCGAGTTCCTGTTAATGGAGATCGGAGGAAGCTCCTTCTCTGCTAGCCAGGGAGTCGTTCTTCAATACCAGCAGACAGTCGAGAGCTATCAGTCGGATCTAATCCGAGTCATGAGTAGGCTCTATCGTCGCTGGTTATCTCAGCAAATCGCAGCAGGTAATATAAATGTCTCGGCTGCAGCTAATCCCTTTGGTGTCCGATGGCAGCGTCCAGCCTTTCGCTGGATCAATCGCGCAGCACAGGTTAAAGCGGACATGGAATATTTCAGAGCGGGAGCCATGTCGCTCGATGACATCACTGCTCCCTTCGGCTATACTGCGGAGGAGGATCTACTAAGGAAAGCGCAGAACATAAAGAAAGCGCAGCAGATCGCAGCAGAATCTGGTCTCGATTGGCACGAACTAATAAACCCTTTCCCAACATCTATGAGCGCGAATTACTCAGAAGTCACTAGCGCAGATCAAGGATCCTAATCATGGCAGAGAGCTATAACGACTATCCAGAGGCAGCGTCTAATAACGCGAAGCGAGCTTTAAAATATAAGGACGAGAATCCCGATAACAAATGCGGGACTCCCGTCGGATGGGCGAGAGCTAACCAATTAGCGAAGCGCGAGAAGATCAGCCGCGATACGATCGCTCGTATGGCGTCATTTAAGCGACATCAAAAGAGCAAGGACGTTCCCTACTCGGAAGGCTGCGGAGGTCTAATGTGGGACGCCTGGGGAGGCTCTGCTGGAGTTAATTGGGCGTCCTCAAAACTCAAACAAATTGACAAGGAGCAGAACAGTATGTCGAAACAATTTGCATTCGGAGCAGCAGCTCTTAGCGATACACAGGTTAATAAGGAGCAAGGGACAATGTCCTCTGTCGCTCTGATCTCTGCTGGTCCAGCTCTAGGGCATGGTCTATATGTAGACAGTAAGTCTCTCGAGATGATCGAAGACGAGCTGGATGGAGTTCGCCTGCCTGCTTACATTACACACCAGGGAGCGATCTTCGAGGATCGACTGACTCGCGAGATCGGTTTGTTCGATAACTTTCGCATCGAAGGCGATCGCCTCCTAGGAGATTTCCAGGCTTTCGAATCCTTCATGGAGGACGACGCCAGGAAGTATAATCGCTTATTCGAACTAGCCGAGAAGATGCCAGAGAGATTCGGTCTCTCGATCGTGTTCTCCGCTAACGCAGCCTGGGCGACCGAGAGCGGAGACGTAGAAACAGCAGAGAAACCAGACGACGCTCTATTCGATTATCCATCTATTCGCGTAGAGGAGGTCTCTAGCGCAGACTTTGTAGATACTCCAGCCGCAAATGATCGCGGACTATTTTCTAAAATTGACACTAAACCCACTAATAAGATGACTAAAGCAGAACTCATAGAACTTAATAAAGACCTAGAGGAGCAGAATAAATCTCTCGCTCTAAGCGTAATCGATACCGAGGCTCTAGTAGAAGAGCTGCGACTCTCCCTGGAAGAAGGAAAAGAAAAAGAAGAAGACTCTCTCGTAGAAGAAGAAGAGGAAGTCGTCGAAGACTCCGAAGAGGAAGTCGTCGAAGACTCCGAGGAAGAGGTCGTCGAAGAATCCGAAGAGGAAGCCGAAGAGGACTCCGAAGAGGACGAGCTGCGCGACAGCAAAACTTTACCAGACGCTCGTCCTATGGAGGAGCAGATCGAAGAACTCGAAAAAGACATCGCCTCTAAGCTCGAAGAGATCGAGGAATTAAAGTCGAAGCTCGAAGAGAAAGACGAAGATCTATCCGAGAAAGGCGAAGAGCTAGAAACGAAAGAGGAGGAGATGCAGGCTAAACTTTCTGAGATGTCCTCGAAGATCGCAACACTTCAGAAGCTAATCGAAGGCTCTGATCTAGTCGATGCTCCTGCAGGAGACGAAGTCTACGAGCCTGGCAAATCTAGCCGAGCTAAAGTTATCTCCGAGTTCGCAAAAGAAAACAATATCTCAGAGTTCGCAGCGACTCTTCGCCTCGGCAAGGATCGTCCAGAAATCTTTAAGCTCTAATCACTAAATTATAATTATCATGTCAGCAACAACTGTTAAAAACAATACCCGCACTTTCGTAGCAGGCGAGGCACTAGATGCCTATATGCTTGTCGATATTGAGTCTGACGGCTCAGTAACTAAAGCTTCGGAAACTAGCGTCAGCACTCAAATCGGCTACACTGTCGCTCCCACCGCTTCTGGCGAAGCAGCTTCTATCTCTCTCGTAGTTGGCGGTGGCACTAGCTACGCAATCGCA